AATCAGCTCTACCGCTGGCGCATTTCGCAGGGACTAACCCAAAGGCAAAAGCGAGACAACTCAGACATTGAGCAATACATGCTCCCACCATTCGGTAACGACCTAAAAGCCAAGGATAGATACTGCCACTATCCAGAGTGTGAAATGCCATACTTTGCGCGCGGACTTTGCAAGGTGCATCACAAGCGCTGGTTGCGATGGAAGGAAAGAAACAATGGCTAATCTTGCAGACGCATACATGCGCGGTTGGCAGGCAGGCTATCACAATGCAACTCTCGCAGAGCGAAAGCGCATACTTGCTTTATTAGACACACTAGAAAGACACCATGCAAGCTCGGCATGGTCACCTAAATACATTCGCGACTTGATTGAGCGCAAGTCACCGGAAGGGAAAAATGAAAATTGAACGCCTCAGCATTGAGCAACTAAAGCTTGATCCGAACAATGCGCGAAAGCATGACAACGCTAACCTCGAGGCGATTGCCGGAAGTCTTACTCAGTTTGGTCAGCGTAAGCCAATAGTTATCAGCCAAGACAACACCGTTGTCGCGGGTAACGGCACACTAACCGCTGCAAAGTCTTTGGGCTGGACTGAGATAGACGCGGTGCGCGTTCCAGCCGATTGGGATGCGAACCGGATAAAGGCATTCGCGTTAGCTGACAACCGCACCGCAGAGCTCGCTGACTGGGACACAAAGGTTCTAAACGCTCAACTAATGGAGTTGATAGAGCTTGACCTTGACATTCAGGAAATTGGGTTTGAGATGCCACAAGTTCTGGAATTAGAAACTCAGGAAGAAGATGAATTACCGGAAACTCCTGCCGAGCCAATGACAAAGTTAGGAGATGTTTGGCAGCTCGGAGAGCACAGGCTTATTTGTGGCGATAGCCTAAATATCGAAACCTACAATAAGCTTCTTGGTTCAGAAAAGGCCGATATGGTCTGGACTGATCCACCCTATGGAGTCTCTTACGTTGGAAAAACGAAAGACGCTCTCACTATTGAGAACGACACTCTTAATTCTGGCGAGTTGGAGTCGTTTCTTCGGGATGCCTTCGCCAGCATCTTTGCTTTCACCAGACCTGGGGCTTGCTGGTATGTCGCAGCACCTTCAGGAAATCTATTTCAAAGCTTTAGCATTCCTTTAAGTGAGTTAGATGTTTGGAAGCACACTCTCGTTTGGGTGAAGAACGTTCTAGTTATGGGAAGGGCGGATTACCACTATCGTCACGAATCAATTTTCTACGGTTGGACACCAGGGGCAGCTCATCAGCCACCAGCCGATAGAAAGCAAGATTCGGGTTGGGAAGTGGATAAGCCTCGCGCCAATAAAGAACATCCGACTATGAAGCCTGTCGAGCTAATCACTCGCGCGATTCAAAATTCAAGTCGCGTTGGCGAAATTGTTTTAGATGCATTTGGTGGTTCAGGTTCGACCCTAATTGCAGCAGAGCAAACCAAGCGCAAGGCACGACTAATTGAGCTGGATCCTAAATATTGCGATGTGATAGTCAAGCGTTGGGAAAATCTAACCGGACTCAAGGCAGAGTTAGTCAATGCCAGCAGGTAGACCATCTAAACCAACGGAGCAAAAGCGACTGCTAGGTAATCCAGGCAAGCGCGCGCTTCCCAGCGGGACTATTGCAATACCAATGGTCAATGAACCGCCTGAGCCTCACCGACCGCTGCTGAAATACGGTCGCGAACTATGGGACAAGGTATGGGGCATGGGTGCGACCTGGATAAGTCCAAACACCGACACCGAGTTGCTACTTATGACATGCGAGATGATAGACGAGCGCTGGAATCTACGCGTCAAGGTTATGCAGACTGATGACGCGCGACTACGCCGAGGACTTCGCGAACTTGATCGTCAAATCGTTTCGCAACTATCCCTGCTTGGATTTAGTCCAGCCGACCGTAGCAAGCTAGGCGTTGCGGAAGTAAAGGCACAAACTAAACTCGAAGAACTAATGGAACGAAAGGCTAAGCGTGTGGCCTCCACAATGGCTGACTCCAGTTCCGCAGAGTGAGATAGACAACGGCGAGGGAGAACTGGTCGTTGGCTTTGCTGAAACCTTTGGCATAGTCACAAAGGATTCCTTAGCAGGCAAGGCTGGGTCGCCACTTGAATTGCGAGACTGGCAACAAGAGTTGATTCGCCATGTTTTTGCAGGTGATGAGAACGGCTACCGTCACCGCATCAGTCTTATTGGTATGCCGCGCAAGAACGGCAAGTCAGCGCTCGGATCGGTGTTCGGTCTCTACTCGTTGATACTCGGCGCTCGCGGTGCGGAAGTCTACTCAGTCGCGGCCGAAAAAGAACAGGCCCGAATTGTATTTGCTGACGCTAAGCGCATGGTCGAGGCCTCGCCAGAACTAAGCGCAATCACCAAGCTTTACCGCGATGCTATTGAGCTACCGAAGGCGGGTTCGGTCTACCGCGTTTTGTCGGCGGAAGCGTATTCAAAAGAAGGTCTAAACCCTTCGGCAACTATCTTCGATGAGCTACACGCTCAGCCTTCGCGTGAGCTGTTTGATGTCATGTCGCTGGCTATGGGTGCGCGTGGCAAGCTCGCAACCCTCATCGCCATCACGACCGCTGGCACTCGAAGCGACACAACTGGCAACGACTCAATCGCCTACAGTCTTTACAACTACGGCAAGAAGATAAGCACCGGAGAACTCAAAGACGATACTTTCTTCATGGCTTGGTGGGAAGCACCAGCCGAGATGGATCACCGCAGACCTGAAACTTGGCAACTAGCGAACCCTGGCTTTGGCGACATCTGTTCTGCCGAGGACTTCGAGTCAGCCGTTCGCCGCACACCTGAAGCCGAGTTCAAAATCAAGCGAACCAACCAATGGGTAAACAGCAAGTCAGCCTGGCTACCTGCCGGAGTCTGGGAGGGACTCGAGGAATCGTTTGAATTACTGCCAACCGATGAGTATGTTCTGGGCTTTGACGGTTCGTGGAAGAACGACTCGACCGCTCTGGTTGCCGTCATCATGCCTCGAGAAGAAGGCGATGTTTACCGAGTCTTCAGGGTTGCGCATTGGGAGAAAGACTTTGCGCTCGATGATGATTCATGGATTGTGGACAAGGCGGAAGTAAGCAAAGCAGTCATTGACTTCTTCTTTGCTAACCCAAACTGCCGTGAGATTGTCTGCGACCCGACCTACTGGCAAGACGAAATGTTCCAATGGTCAGACGCTGGCATGGTTGTTGTGGAATACCCAAACACTATTTCGCGCACCGTTCCAGCAACTGCCAAATTGTTCGAAGCCATCATGAATGGCAAGATCAAGCACAACGGAGATGGCGCACTAGCGCGTCATCTCGAGAACTGTATCCTAAAGGTAGACTCGAACCGAGGCGCGAGAATCACCAAGGACTACCGCAATCCAAGGCTCAAGATTGACTTAGCCATCGCATTACTGATGGCTTATGACAGGGCAAGCGGTAGAATTGAAGAACAGATAGTGCCTCAAGTATTCGTTTAGGCGGTAGGTTTTGGGAATTTTCGACAATCTTTTTGCGAAGCGAGCAATCAGCTTCCAGACAATCTGGGGCGCTGGAGATGACTTCAACACGCTCACCAGCCTTAGCGCAACGAAGGTTGATAGCGCAACAGCCTTCCAAGTCAACGCTATTTACTCGGCAGTCTCTCTAATCTCTGACACCATCTCATCCCTTCCGGTTGACTCATACATTCGTAGAGACGGCAACCGCTTCGCATTCAGACCACGACCAGTCTGGCTATCGAGACCAGACATTGACACCACCAAGGAAGCGTTCTGGGGTTCGATTATTGTTTCCCTACTGCTAGACGGCAACGCCTTCATTCGTGTCTATTCAGGTGACCGTGGGCAGGTAGTAAACCTAGTTGTCCTAGACCCTAAGACCGTGACCATCCGCCGTAACGGTGTGGGTCGAGTCATGTTTCAGGTCGAGGGTGAATCAGAACTTCTTGGCTCAGACCAAATTGTTTTCATCCCGAACATCGTGCGACCAGGACACATTCGCGGAGTCGCACCGGTCGAGGCACTAAAGACCAACTGGGGACTAGCCATCGCGCTAGAGAACTACGCCGCAACCTTCTTCGGTTCTGGCACTCAGACCAGCGGTGTTATCGAATACCCAGGCAACCTAACTGCTGATCAGGCAAAGATGCTTCAGGAAGGCTTCGATGCTCGTCACCGTGGATGGGGTCGCGCACACCGCACCGCAATCATCTCGGGTGGCGCTAAGTTCGTTGCTACCAACATCGAGAACGACAAGGCTCAGTTCCTAGACTCTCGCCGTTTAGCAGTCGAGGATGTCGCTCGCGCGTTCAACATTCCACCACACCTGCTCGGACTGCCAGGCACAAACACCTACTCATCGGTAGAGCAGAACAACATCGCCTTCGTCACGCACACTCTCCGACCAATCATCCAAAAGATTGAGGAAGCATTTTCGACCCTGCTCACAACCGAGCCAGGTGGCGAGTTTGCTTTCATTCGCTTTACGATTGACGGACTGCTACGCGGTGACGCTAACTCCCGCTTTACCGCTTACTCAAACGGACTTCAGTCTGGCTGGCTAAAGGTCAACGATGTTCGCCGTTATGAGGACTTGCCACCAATCGAAGGCGGAGATGTCGCTCGCGTTCCACTAGCAAACATCGCTATCACCGATGCCGCTGTTGTCGCTCAAGATAAGCGCGTTCTAATGGCCCAGCGTCTCGTCACCGCAGGTTTCGACCCTGCCGAAGTGCTAGGCGCTATGGGACTTCCAGACATCGCACACACCGGCGTTCCTTCGGTCATGCTTCAAGGCGTGGCTCAGATTGACCCTAACGATCCGCAGAGCGTCTACGAGGTCTAAATGATTAGCACCGGTCAAGCAGCAATCGGTCTAACAGCTACGGCTATTGACGGCGTTTCGAATACCGAAAGCAAAATCACCATTCACAACAACGATAACTCAACTGACATTTGGGTTGGTGGCCCAGATGTCACCAGTTCAAACGGATTGCTTTTGCTAAAAGAACAGAGCTATCAGTTCAACCTAATGCCACTTGAGCAGATTTACGCCGTAAGCTCTAAGACCGGACACACTATTTCTTGGATGAAACAGAGTCACTAATGCCGTATTTTATTTGGGATGAATCGCCTGAGTGTTCAGGTTGGGCCGTAGTCAAACAAGACGGCGAACTAATGTCATGCCACAAGTCAAAGCAAGACGCTATCGAGGCGATGGTCGGTGTCAGCGTTGCTGAAGGCATTCAGCCTGGCGGAAGCTACAAAGAACAAGATGACGAGCCAGAGATTGAGCAAACAGAACTTCGCGACACCTGCGAAGACTGCGATGGTCATTGCCAGGTTTGCCGTTCAGAAAAACGCATCGCATCAGGGCCACCGGCTGTAATTGCCGACATTGACGGAACACTAGTAACTTTCCAAGGTGATCGTAACGATAAGGTTCAGGACTATCTCGATAGCTTTGAAGATACTGAAATTATTATCATTACAGCTCGCACCGCTGACAAGCGAGCTGAGACCGAGGCAGAACTCGACAGCCTCAACATTGACTATGACTTGCTGTTTATGAAGCCTAATGCCGATACAGACTCAACCGAATGGAAGAAGTCAAGGGCAGAGCGCTTGCTTGAAATTTACAATGTCATGGTCGCAGTTGATGACAATGAGGACATCAGAGCTGCTTATCGCGACCTCGGTATTACCGCTATCGCACCATCCGAAGTTCCAGCATCATCCGATGATGAGTCAGATGACCCTGAAGACATGGATGAAGAACGCCAAGTCAACCTAACTCCACCAGCCTACATGCGCGCCGCTGCTCGACAGGGCTTGCGCTACTACGAAGAAGGCAAGGGTGGCGATGGACTGGTGGACAGGACAATCAGAGAAGCTCGAGCCATGGCAGCGGGTAATGTTACTGCTGATAAGTGGGTTCGGATTCGCGCTTGGATTTCTCGTCACTTGGTTGATCTTGACTCCCCTGCGGCAAACCCTAATTCCGATGATTATCCAAGTGCTGGCGTAGTTGCTCATTTGCTTTGGGGTTCTGGCCCATCAAAGCGAGCAGCACAACGCGCACTAGCCTATGCGGAAGGCGTAGTTGCTAGGATAGAAGCAGAGAACGAAGGCCGAGCGAAAGGCGAAGCATTGTCAAAGATTGAGACTCGCGTATTTACTAACGAGTTCGAGATTCGCGAAGATGGCGAGGGCATGACCCTAACCGGCTACGCAGCAAAGTTCAACGAACCATCAGAGCCACTACCATTCATCGAGCGCATCGCGCCAGGTGCGTTCAAGCGTTCGCTGAAGTCCCGCAATGACATCAAGTTGCTATGGAACCACGATTCGTCTAAGGTTCTCGGATCAACCCGCGCTGGCACTCTGAAGCTAGAAGAAGATTCAATCGGACTTCGCGTAATGGCTTCCCTGCCAGACAACTCATGGGGTCGCGATGCCAAGGTTTCAATCGCTCGAGGCGATGTCACCGGATTTAGCTTCGGCTTTACCGTTCCCGCTGGTGGCGACTCATGGAACTCTGACGGATCAGAGCGCACTCTAAAGTCCGTTCGCTTGCTAGAGGTTTCGACTGGCGTGGCGTTCCCTGCCTATCCTTCGACCAACGGAACCGCTCAGGTTCGCGCACTAGACGCAGTTGCTCAGCGCGCTGGCGTAGATGCCGACCAGTTGGCTGATGCGTTGCTAAAGCTCGAAGAAGGCGTTACCATTACCCAAGACGAGAAGGACATTCTTTCTCGCGTAATCTCCGACCTCGCACCTAGCGAGGCGAAGGAAGAAAAGCCAGACCTCGGGATTCTTGCTCTAAAGAAGAAGAAGCTCGAGCTACTCACGAAGGGCATTATCTAATGGCTAACAAAGACCAAATCAAAGCCGCAATCCTCAAGGTAGCTGGCGACCCTATTTCTGGTGTCATTCACGATCTAGCAGACGCGTTCGCTGACGCTGTATTCGAGATTGACAACCCTAAGCCTGCGGCTTCCCTTTCCGCAGAAAAAGAAACGCGTGTAACCAAGCCGACTGAGACTAGATAGTCGCCAAGCAGAAAGCGTTTCTCCCCACCGGTCTTTTCCCCTTTCTACCGGTGGGGTTCTGCTTTACATGGGTGTTGTAAACTAATTACATACGGAAGTGAGTTAGCTCTGCCGTTGTTAGTTGAGCGTCAACGCCGCTAATCCCATTCATTAGAAAATTAGGAGACATTCATGTCCGAGTTCATCACTCGCCAGACTGAAGTCCGCAATAACCTAATCGCACAGGTTCGCGAGGTCATTGACTTCGCTGAGTCTGAGGGTCGCGGACTTGACGCTGAGGAGCTTCGTAAGATCGAAGCTATCGAGGCAGACATCGCAAAGGCAGACGAGGCCATCTCTGTTGCTCAGCGTTCCGAGGAGCGCAAGCTAGAGGCTGCTGTTGCTGCTAAGGGATTCATCCCATCGGTATCAGAGCGCTCTGCTTCTGACATCCTTCGTGAGGTTGCTCAGACCCGCTCGAACTTCACCTTCGAGAAGCGCGCTGCTCTAGTTCCATCCACCAACACCGTTCCAAAGTCGTTCTACGATGAGGTCTTCGATGTTGCTCGTCTAACCGGCCCAATGCTTGAGACCTCTGAGGTTATCAACACCACTTCCGGTGAAGACCTAACCATCCCAACCCTGACCGCTTACAGCACCGCAAGCCTAACCGCTGCTGGTTCTGCGCTAAGCGCTCAGGAGCCTACCTACTCAAGCATCACCCTAGGTGCTAAGAAGTATGGCTTCCTAATCCAGGCAGCAAACGAGCTAGTAACTGACGCTGGCTTCGACCTAGCTGGTCACCTTGCTCGCCAGGCTGGAAACGCTATTGGTTACGCAGTAAACAACGCTCTTACCCTTGGAACTGGAACCACCGTTCCAACCGGAATCGTTACCGCTGCTGGCTCTGGTGTAACTGGTGGAACTGCTGTTGGTGGCGCATTCACCGCTGACAACCTGATTG